CGCCGCCGCCACCGACAAGGAGGAAGTCGACGTTTAGAGTTGACTTTGAGCCACCGCGAAAAAATATCGCCGAGCTGCTCGTGGAAAAATAGACGACCCCACCCTCCCATTGAGCCAATGTCGGTGCCGTACCAGCCGAAGAGTTCAGAGTTAGACCCGTACCAGCGACGAGGCTGATCGTGCCTGAGCCGATCGAGTGAACCCACACTGCGTCACCGGCGTTGAACGTCGAGTTCGGCACGGTGACGGTTCCAGCGGAACCCATGTTCATCACTTCGCGTGTGCCCTTGTCGGCAGCCTGCAACGTGTAGTTCGCGGTCTGCGTTGAGACCGACAGATTGAAGTCGTTGGTCTGAAGGTCATTCATCTGCTGCGCGGTGAGCGTCTGCCCACTTGAAAAGCTCTGCTTGGCCATACGGGTGCTTATCCTAGCCCAACGTCGACATCGTCAAGCGCAGAAGTATCCAGGATGAACAGGGTCAGCAGCTGGGCTTGGCCGAGTCCGAGCGTGACGGTGTGGGTGTTTGGTGTGATGTTGTGGTTGATCTGCTCGACGAACATGGTGCGTTGCACGGTGCTGGGTGAGCCGACCGTGAAGCTCTTGGTGATGGATACCAGGTCGCCTATTTCGAGGGTGGACACCGCTTCGGCGTTTGCTGCGGACAGCCCGTTGAGCACGACGCTGATTTCGTTGAATCGGAACACCGGGTCTTTGTATTTGTCGCGCAGGTTCTGCGCCAGGGTGGTGCCTGCCGCGAGCGTGTTGAGTGGAACGTCATTCAGACTCAACGTTTGTACGCCGAACTCGGTTTGCGACGTGGCGTCGGATGCGGTCGCCAGGGCAAGTCCTTGCACGCCGACTTGGATGTTGTTGTAGAGGGTTTCAACTCCGTAGCCGACGGACAGTCCTTGATACGGGATGGCGGTTCCGCCTGCGTCACCGAAACTCAAGGTTGCTGTGCCGAACGTGAAGTCGATGGTCGGCTGGAACGTTGCGGTGCCGCCGCGGCTGATGAAGAAGCGGCCGTCTTCGGCGATCACGACCGCGTCGATGGCAGCCTTCACGTTGTCGTTGTTGTCGTAGGCGACGGTGCCGCACGTGAAGTTGCCGGTGGTGATGCTGCGGGTCGCGGTTGAGTAGGCGACCTCGGGCCGGTCGAGGAGTGCCGAGACGCGGGCGGAGGTCAACTGGCTTGACGGGTTGAATGCTTTGAGGTTGGTGCGTCCAAGTTGGGCAAGGTCGTCGACGAGGCTGACGATGGCACGGGAAATCTTCGGCTGCTCGTAGTCGATGTCGAGGTCTCGGACACGGCCGACGAACAGCGGTTCATCGCCTGCGGTACCGCCGTAGATTTGGGCGTAGCGCATCGGTGCGATGCCGTACCCGGACTCGACGTAGGGTGAAGCGGTGTTCGAAGGGTCGAAGGCTCGGTTTGCTGCCTGGTCGTCGAGCACGAGTGTGGCGACACCGATCGGCATGGGTGCGAGCTGGTCAGGGCGGCCGCGACGGATGCTCGCCGACAGCACGTACTCGGTGACGTCCGCGAAGTCGACGATACCGTCGAGCACGTTCGTTCCGTTGAGCTGCGAGGAGTCGAGTTGGAACTCGTTTTGCAGCAGCCCGGTGTCCAACATCACCTTGTAGGTTTGGCCCCAGATGGCGGTCTTTGCCATCGCCTACACCGCCGTGTAGAAACGCGGGTCGCCGCCACCGATGGCATAGGAACGCAGATACTCGGCGATCTCCTGGCCGACCTGTTGCGGATTCACCACACTCGAATCCACCGTCACGTTGATGGTGGTTGCCCCGCCGGTCGCAGCCGCCGCAGCAGCGCTGCTCCCCGTCGGCGTCGGCACGATTGGCACCAATCCTGGTGAACCTTGATTGGCCGCCACGCGAGGGAAGTTGATAATGGCCGTTGCCAGCTCATCAAGCGCAGCCTTGTAGTTGTTCAACGCCTCCGTCTCGTTTGCCAGCGCATCCGTGTACGCCTCCGATGCCGCCAACTGTTGACGCTGCGCCTGCTTCACCGCATCCTGCAACGGCAGCAGCTCTTTGTCGCCTTCGATGAGTCCATCGGTGGCGATACGCAGGTTGCGTCGCGCCTCAGACAGACGGGTCGCCGTGGTGATCTGCTCATCCTCGACGTCCTTGACACGGAACTTCGCTTCAGCCAGGTCGATTTCGGCGCGACGAATCTCATCCGGTGTCGACTCCGGGTCCTTGCGAATCTCCGCCAGTTTGCGTTCCGCGTCACGAACCGCGATGACTGCTTCTTCCTGACTGAACTTGGCGCGAGCCACACCACGCTCCGCGGCAGCCACGGCCCGTTGGGCGTCGGCAATCTCCGCCGGTGACCCAGCCTGCTGCGCCTTCAACAACGCCGACTGGGCGTCGGCGAGCGCGGCATCGGCATCAGCCAACCCGATACGACTGTCACGAACCGCACGCTGCGACTGCACGAAACCAGTCGACGCAGCCTGCGCAGCCTTCAACACCTTCGCATACTCCTGCGCTGGTTTGATTGCCTCTTTCACCGCGCCACCTGCACCCTTGGTTGCGTCGCTGAACTTGCCAGTCGTGAACGTGGTGACACCGTAACTCTTCGCCAGTCCTTCGAGACGGTTGACCTGAGTGTTGATGAGGTTGGTGCTGGTGGAGAGCGCCGAGTTGAGAATGAGCGTCTGGTTGGTGAGGAAGATGACTCGTTGCCCGGCGACGGATGAGACGCCGTTGAAGTTGTTGAACGCCATTCCCATCTCCGAAGTGAGCTGACCAGCCCGGTCAACCTCATCGCTCACAGCAGACATCTTCAATCGCAACGTGACCAGCAGAGCCACCAACGCGGCAATACCCACGATCACCGCACCAACCCCGGTAGCGCTCATCGCAACACCGAATCTTGTCGTCGCAAGCGTCGCAAGCGTTTGCGCGACGGTGTACGCCTTGAGTGCAACCGACAACGCAATCATGATTCCCGTGAACGTCAACACCGCGGCGGCGATACCAGCAATCAGAGTCGAGTTACGTTGAGCCAACTCGGCAAACGCCTGCAACGGACCCAACACCGCCTGCAACACGGGGATGAACGCGGCACCGACCGCCTCCTTTGTTTCGGCGACCGTGTTCGACAGGATCTGCATCTGACCTGCGGTCGTCTGACCGGCGGCCGTAGCGGCACCACCGAAGGTTTGGGTCAACTCGGCGAAGATTTTGTCGAGCGACTGACCTTCCTTGATGTTGTCAGCCAACGCAGGCGACAACGCTTTCAACGACTTGAAGTTGTCGTTGTTGGCACGCGCCAACGCCTGCGATACCTCAACGAGTGGTACCCCGGTTTGCGTGGAGATGTCCATGGCCAACTTGAGCTGCTTCTGGGCTTCGGCAACGTTGCCGGTGCTACGAACCAGACCTTCCAACGCTGGACGCATCTCCGAATCCGTGAACGTGGTCGAGCGCATCTGGGCGGCGATGAACGCCTCCGTCTCCGCAATCGTTTCCTTGGTCGCCCCGGCGACCGTGCTCAACGTCTTGGCGAGACGAGCCTGCTCTGCCTCATCCTCGATCGCGGCTTTGGTCGCCGAACTGATGAGTGCCGCCGTACCGGCGAACGCAGCCGTCGAGGCGACGGCAATCTTGTTGAACGAAGCGGAGAGCTTCAGCGCTTCTTTGTCAGCCTCACCCAGACTGTCCTTGGCTTTGTCCTGAATCTGCTGGAACGCCTTGAACAGTTCTTTCGGGTCGGCCAGCAGCTTGACAAGGAACGAACGTTCGACGGCCATGACCGCCGATTCTACTCAGTGTGCGAGAGGGTCTTTCTCAGGTCGGCGAACTCGGCACGCAACTTCACCGCAATCTGCTGCGACGTCATGCCGTTGAACCGCGACAAGTCTTGCGGTTCGTTCCACCACGCCTCATCCCAATAGCGGTGACGCGCCGACGATGACATTGCGGTTCGTGACGAAGGATAGAAACGGCGACCGTTGAAGATGCTGACGTCACCCGGATCGAGGAACGCGCCGTGCTGCTGCTTGAACCCTGGCGTCATACCGGGGCGATGCTGCGGTCGGTAGAAGATGCGTGCAGGGTCCTTCGTCTGCGGGTCACCAACGACGTTGATTCGCTCCAGCAGCTGCACCCACACTTCGCTCCACATGTGTCCTGGCACGGGCTTGGCGAGTGGCAATACCAAGTGCCAGTGTTCGTTGTCGGGTTGATGGGACCAGGTGGTGTAGGCGAGGTACTCGAGGCCGTCGAGTTTGGCGTAGTTGAATGATTCGCCGTCCATGTCGACGACGAGACACGTCACGTTCTTGACGTTGCGATTCCCTCTCGTGGTGAGGTGGTAGTACTCGACCGGTGACCAGAGGTCGCGTTTCGTCTTGTCGGCGTTCGGCACGCTGATCGTGAGCAGCGACTCGAGGCCGAGCCACGAGATGGCGAACTGCTTTGGGCGGATGGTCTTGAGGTCGTCGAACTTGACTGCCTTGATTTCGGGTGGCATGGCGGGCCTCCTGGGTTCACCCTACCGTCAGCCAGCACCCGCCGCAAGCTTCTTCAACACGAGGTCAATCTTCTCGCTGTACGCCTTGGCGATGTACGACTTGTTGTCTCGAACCGCCTGCCAGAAGAAGTAGCCCTGGCGTCCGCGATGACGCAAGAACTGCATAGTGGTTGGGCGGCGACGGCCACCGAACTCGGCACCGAAGAACACATCACCAGCTGTCACCTTTGTCTTGCGTTTGCGATTTGGGCGTGACGCCGAAACGAAACCCTGCTTGGCGTCAAGTTTGATGGTGGGGATTCTGTCTCGTCTTGCACGCAACTTGTTCACCACGGCCTGAGCCTGAGACATGCCCGATGATCCGCGCACGCTCGGACCATGCTTCGGTTGCCCGGCAGCATTGACCTTGGCCTTGTCCACGACTACCTGAGCGACTTCTTCGGCAGCGATGCGCATCTCTTTGTTGAACTCTGGGTATGCCTGCGATGCGGTACGCAGAAACTGAAACAACTCGGGTGCCCCGATGCTTACCGCACCGGCACGACCTATCGCTTCAACGTCGGGCATGTCAACGATTGTAGGGCGTGTTCGGATTCATCTTCACTGCACGCCAACGCAGATACGCCACCATCGTCCAGAGCATTCGCGGGGATTCAGTCAGCAACACTGACGGGGCGATGCCCGTCTCGACCGCCAAATAGGCGAT